AAGATGGTAGCAAGAGCTGCTATACAAAAGAGAATAAGACAATGAGATGCTAAGACAGCATTAGAGTATTTGAAGTTAAGAGATAAGTTCTACAAACCAGAGGTAGTAGAAGAGGGAGAAACAGAAACAGCACCAGTAGTGCAATTTATATCAGTGGCTAGTAATGAATGAGTAAACAATACAACAAGCCATGACTCTCAGACGAATATAAAGCCAGAGTCTGTCTGACAATGATACTCGAGTTCCTCAGAGCCAAAGACACCACGAGAGAATGAGGAACAAGTGTTAAGGAATTTGGACTCCTTGAGTTTCAGCAACGAGTAGGGGGAAAGATAACGCCAGACGACTTAGTAGATACAAAGTTATTAAGTCAGAATCCTAAATCTATTAGACAGAGAAAGCGAAGAGAGTGAGTTAAACAGAAGAAGGACTATGAGAATATACTTAAAGAGCTGAGAGAAAATGCAAAAAAAAATTTTTAGAATGTAGACGCACATAATATAATGCCGAACGTAGAGATAAAACTGACAGAGAATCAACAGAAAGCATTTGAGGTGCTAATGGATGATTATCATACAGCCATCTGATATGGTGGTTGAGCGTGATGAGGTAAGACATACTTAGGAATCATTTGGTTACGACGTATGTGTAATCAATATCCGTGAGTCAGATATGCTCTAGTACGTGATACTATTAAGAATATCAAGCAGACTTCTGTTATTTCCTTAGAGAAATTCTACAGGGACTACAACATACCAGAAGAGATGAGGGGTAAACTTAATAACGTATCAAATGTAATAACCTTTCCTAATGGTAGTCAAATACTGTTAAGGGAGTGATGTTATTTACCACAAGACCCATTGTATAACAGATTCTGAAGTCTGGAACTTACATGAGCGTTTGTAGAGGAATCTGCAGAATGTCCATTAGAGTGAATAGAAATCTTACAGACCAGAGTTTGAAGGTTTAAGAATGGGGAATACAACATTAGAGGTAAGGTGTTAGAAACATTTAACCCTAATCCATGACATGTTTACGAGCGTTATTACAAAGGTAAACATAAGGATGGAGATAGAGCTGTATTCATACCATCATTAGTCTATTCCAACAATTTCATCGATAAATGATATATCGAGAACTTGGAGAGAGCAAGTGAAAGGACAAAACAGAGATTGTTATACTGAAAGTGGGACTTTGACGATAACAACTGGTTATTATTCAAGCAATGAGACTTAGATAATCTAAAGACTAACGAATCTCATTGAGACCAATACTTCTTAATCTGCGATGTAGCAAGGTTTGGAAAGGACACTACGAGAATCTCTTTATGGAGAGGTAATACTTGGGTTAGAGTCTGGACTTATGCTAAGAGCAGTGTAGAAGACGTAAAGACATCTATTAGATTAATCCAGAACCAATACGAGATAGAAGCAAGGAACATAATAATAGATGCCGACTGAGTAGGATGAGGAGTAGTAGATTGAATCCCCTACTCTACTGGGTTTGTGAATAACAGTAAACCTATAGAGACAGGGGGAAAACAGAACTATGCTAATCTCAAAAGCCAATGTGCATTCCTACTACAAGAGAAGGTACAGAAATGAGAAATCGCTATCAAATGGGAACATTTAGACGCTGATAGGGACTGGGAAATCTTAACACAGGAAATGATGAACGTGTATATAGACGAGAAGAGTATCGATGGTAAAACGAGGATAGAGACTAAGGACAAAATGAAAGCAAGAATCTGAAGGAGTCCAGACTTATTAGATACAATGATAATGAGAATGTATCCATATTTAAGATACTTTGATGACGACATAAGTAGTTATTTAACTTCAATAGCTAGGTAATGATTAAATTAACAGATGAGTTAAGACAGAAAATAATGTGAGAGTATAGGCACGGTTATGAAGCTAACCGTTCTAAGAACTCTCTTTTTATGTCTCAGAAGGATATATATTCAACTAAAAGGAACGATGAGTTATTAAGAAGTCAGATTTTCTGGTCTGTTTCAAGGACTATGCAAGCTACTTGTATAATCAATGAACCAGACGTTAGTTGGGAAGATGAAAATGTATTATATCAGATGGAAGCCAGAAACTTTACAGATATGTATAAGACTGACTACCAGAATCAGAATTGGTGATTTGATAGATACATGTGACTAGAAGACGTATGTAAATACTGAAAAGCTGTCTTTCTTTTTACTTGATATGACTCTAAGAAGAACGTACCTACAGTTCAAAGGATAGACCCAAGATTCGTTTATCCATATAACGATGGTTCACTCTTAGTTAAAGACTACCCTTTCTTCTGATTTGATAGGGTTATAACTAGAGAACAATTAGACAAATTACCAGTCGCAGCCAACGAGAACTTCAAGGAAATGATAATTCATAACTATGATGTTTACATTAACGGATTAGAAACAGAGGATGCATTCCTAAGAAGTATCTCTACATGCTACAATTCAACAACTGGACATTATACAATCCACTACCACTACACATATATCTATGATGAAGAAACTAAAGAAAATAAGTTATACTTAGTACTTATGCTCTGCGACCAAATCCTAGATATATACGATGTACCAGAGACAGATAATGTAATACCTATTGCCGTTTATGGATTCGCATACGATGCACAGGACTGGTGGGGAACATCATTAGTAAATATTATAGAAGACTGACATAGAACAGAGCAACTCTTACTTAATCTATATAAGATTAAGGTTACTAGAGAGGCTATGTGAGGAAATATCTTCATAGACGAACAGGTATTCATGAATAATATTAATACTTTGAAGAATCAGAGTATTAAGAACAGATGGTTTCCTGTGAAAATGAGAGACCTTACAAAGCCTATCAGTTCAATGGTTTATGAATTACCACAGAGTCAAATAAGTTCAGACTTATATAACTCTCTTGGTATGATTAAGAACAAAGCATTAGCAGAATCATTTACTAATGCTACAGCACAGTGATTAGGATTAAGTTCTAACTCAGACCCTAACACAGCAACAGCCAGTAAGATACAGAAAATCAATGCTAATATGATTACATCATTACAGAATCAGATTCTATCTTACTGAACTAAGGACTTTGCAGAACTATATAGAGACTTCATGTTATACCATTGGAGGAACTCTAGTAAGAAAGTAATCCGTAGAGTAAATAACTGATTAAGCTGAACATATAAGAAAGTTAGTAAGAAAGATATTAAGTGAGATTTCTCAATCATGATAGTAGACCCTATTATGAAGGACATAATCTATCAAGAGAAGAAGAATGCGTATATGGGACAATACAATATGTTAGTATCAGACCCAAGAACACCACCATTCTTACTAAATAATATCCGTAGAGCTATCGCATACTACGATGGATTAGACGAAAGTGAGATAGATTCAGTAACAGAGATGACTCCAGAAGATTACCAATGTAAGATGGATGTATTGTTACTAAATCAGAATGTAAATATCTTTATTCCTCAGAATGCCAATATCCAAATGAGATTATGGTACTATAACAGAGCTGAGGATACAGATGCTAAGTTCAGAGCTATACAAGCATTACAGTACATGGTACAGCAATGACTATGAACAACTGAGATGAATATGGCTGAACAACCAAAAGTAACAGACTTTAAGTCTGCTTGAGAGAACAACGACCCATTAAACATAAACTATGACACAGTAAACAACGTAGATTCATGAACATGAATGTCTGAGGGAAGCAGAGCTAACCGAAGTCAATCTAAATCATTGAATGTAAGTTGAATGCAGTCAATAGATACAAGTAATGGTATCGGATAATTTATATCTTAATTAAATTCAATGCCTGCAAAGAAAAAAATCTCTTTCAAGAAAAAAGAGAAAGTAGAAGCACCTATAATGGAAGAAGAAAACATAGGTAGTACCGTTGTCGAAGAAGAAATAAAGGTTGAAGAAATCGTTGAACCTAAGAAGTCTTCAGAAGAAGTAATCGGAACTATCTGAGACGCAAAAGTATCTAAACCAAAAGGGAGAATCAAATTTGAAGCTCAAGTAGCACCATATCCTATGTTCAAACTACCTGCAGATATTAGACAGTATCTAATAAATCACTGACTAACTACAGATGTATACAAGAAAGACAAGGAATGGTTGGAGAAACATAATGTAGATATGAAAATGGTAGAGAAATTAAAACAGTTTTTAACTGAAGTGTTATAAAATGTGGCAAGTACTTAGAGACATAAACGACTTAATCAAGGAAGAACCCTATAGAGAGAAAATCAAAATAGAGGATATAGATAGGATTAAGAAGAAAAGGTACAAGAAGGAGGTATATAGGAAAATGATACATAACTATCTAAGAAAGTACCATAAGGGAATAGATATGCTCTCTAAGGAAGACATTGCGATTATGACTGAATGAATGGACACAATAGATAGGACACTATTCTTAGACCAAGTTAAATATTCATTAGAGACTACGTATGGTAAGCCTATCAAGTGGATAATTCAGAATAATAAATCCATTTTATTTAATAAGTAAACTAACTAATGGCTTTAGAAGAAGAAATGATGAAAGCAGAGCTTGAATCTGCTAAGGAAGAGGTGGAGAAGAAGAACTTTGACGACCTCACAGATGAAGAAATCGAATCAGTTAAAGAACTATCTCAAAGTGCATGATGGGAAATCATTAAGAAATGTCTCAAAAAGAGAGAAGAGAAACAGAAAGATGACATCATGGTACTTGCTAAGGACAATTGCTTTAGTCCTAAACCAGACTGATACACTTACTATGAGATTATTGGTGCATTCTTACAAGGAATGGGAGAAGTAGAAAGACTTATTAAAGTTATTACTGCAGACCCAGAAGAAATTAAGAAAGCACAGGAAGCTATACAGAAAGCTGAAGCAATAATGCGTGGTGAGAAAGTTGAATGAGTAGAATAATCTCTCAAATATTCTATGTCCGAAGTTGCAAGACACTAAACTAATCAATCGTAGTCAAGTTGAAGACTTTAAATCAATTCGGAGTTGTAGAATGCTCTGACTTTACATTCTATTTATTATCAGATGACTGATATGGAAAACTTTGATAACACTGAAGGTGAGAAAAAATCATGATATGCTGCTTTGAGAGAGAAGCATAGTCAAGAGATGGCTGACCTACAGGCAAAATTAGATGCAGAAATCGCATGAAGAGCTGCAGATAAAAAATCATTCTTTGGAGACCTAATGAAAGGTAAAGGTTACGATGGGGATTTCGATTCCTTCGCTGACAAATACAGTTCATTAAGTATCAATGATATGGTATCTTTATATGAGGGACAAAACTGAAAAGCAATGGTTCAGACTGCACCTCAGACTGAGACTCAGACTTCTAATGAATGACCTAAAAGTGTTATCGCATGAGCTAACCCAACAACTGAGATGGGTGGTAAGAAGATAAATGAGATGAGTTCAGAAGAATTAATCAAATTTGCGAAAACACAATCTTGGTACAAATAATGTTGGATTAGCTAAATACTTTTAGCTTATTAAACATTTATTTATTATGCCTTTCGACAGATTTAACGTAGCAACAGACAGTGCTGCTAACATTATGAAAACTGGAAACATTGATGACGTATCAAACGTAAATGATTTCCTTACTTATTTACTTCAAAAATCATTCCTTGAAAACGGAGAACCATCTACTGTTTTCATGAGATTCGGTACTAAAGCATCTCATCAAGGATACAAGAGCATTACTTGGCCTAGATTATGAGTAATGAAAACTACTCTTGCACAAGCTGCTTTGACTGAAGGAGTTACTCCAGATGGACACACTAATGTAGTTAAAACTGTAACTGCAGTACCTGTACAATTAGGAGACTACTCAATCATTTCAGATGTATTAGATGTAGAAACTTTGTTACCTATCATCGCTGCACAAGGAAGAGAATTAGCAAACAATGCAGGAAGACTTATCGACGAATATATCCAAGACACATTGGCTAACAGTTCAATTGGAGTTATCTACGCAGGAGACGCTGCTAACAGAGCATCTTTGACTGCTAGTGATGTTATGAACTTAGACTTAGTTCTTAAAGCATGTACTTTCCTTGCTTCACAAGGACAGACTGGAGAAAGATTCAAGATTATTATGCACCCTAATGTATTCTTAGATTATGCTAAATCATCTTCTACTAATACTTGGTTGAATAAACTAATCTACGAAGATTTCAAAGGAATCAAAGATGGATTCGTAACTGCAGGTGTAAATTACGACATTTACATTTCAGCTAACGTAAAACCTTTCTTAGTAGACGCTGACACTGACTTCAACGTATACCCAACTTACTGTTTCAGAGATGGTGCTTACGGAGTAGGTACTCTTCAAAATCTTCAGACTTTCTACAAACCATTTGGTGCTGCAGGAACAGAAGACCCATTGAATCAAAGAGCTACAGTAGGATGGAAATGTATGTATGGATGTGCTGTTCTTAACGACTTATTCATCGTAAGAATCGAATCAAGAGCAGGAACTGACTACAAGTGGCAAGAAGACTTAAACTAATCTAGTTAGTTTGCTTATATATATGGGGTTGGTGGTGTTCGCACCAAACGGATTTAATCTGTGGCTAACCCCATAGAATAAACAGACTTATTTATCTCTTAAAAAGCAGTAGATGGCAACTATATCAAATATGTATAGTAATTGGTGTTTAGAAGAATTAAGGTGAGATACACAGGTTAATCAGCAAGTATGGTTAGCGTGGTTCAAGAAAGGAATGTTAATATTCCAGAAAATGATAATGGAGTATGTATCTGGGCAGCAGAATACATCATCTGTTATTCAAGATATAACTAAAGACCAAGCTACATATTCATTACCATTATGAGAGAGTTGAAAACCAGATTTCTATAGTATTATTCAACTAAGAGTAGCCTATGCTACAGATAAGAACTGAAATCCATTATATAGAGTATGTAAACCAATAAATCTGAGTGATTATAACATTAGACCTACTAACAACACTTACGATGAGAATAATAAGTTAGTAGCACAATGAGGTAGACAAAGATGAGAACCTATGGTGTGGTGAAGAATATCTAGGAGATTCCCTAGATATACTTTTGTAGATAAAGCCACAATCAAGATATATCCTACACCTACACAGGATGTAGAGAACTGAATATTCCTAAACTATAACTACATAGAGAATGTAGATGGTATTTCTATGAATACTAACCTAAATACTCTGAATTTACCACGATACTTTTTCGATGCAATAGAGGATTATATTACATTCAGACTTTATCAAGCTGAGAATCCAGAACAAGCACAATGGTATTACCAACAATTCGAATCTACATTACATGATAACATATACTGATTAAACAAGGATAAGAGACCAGTCGATGAATGATTTGCAGATTTAAGATACTTTTATCATTACTAATAAACTAGATGGCAGTAGGAGAAAAAAGAAGCACATGATTAATTAGCCAAGTAAGTTGGACTGATTGAACATCACAAGATGTTTACTACTGACTAGAACATAGTTTTCAGTACGCTGCTAATATTAATGCAGATGATGAAATGCACGGTATAAAACTAGCACAAAAAGCTACTTATGCTAGCTGATTCTGTCCTAAATGTCAATTAGTTAGTTGTGGTTCGAATTGAGTAATGGCATTAAGAGTAGACTGAGAAGCTAGACCTATAATATTCGACCATAATAACTTTGGTACAGGAACTTCAAAATGAGAGAAACCAAATACTAATAATAGAGTATGTCCATGAGTAGTATTTCAAGATTATTTTTGGTATTGAATAAGTACTCCACAATGATTTACGTGACTTTCACGTATTAGTAATACATGAGCGTGAAGTGAGCAGGTATTCGCACCATGCGACCATCCAGACTATACAGATGAAGATATATCTAATCCAGACACAGCTATCCACTGAGAATGAGCTGCAGGAAGTATGAACTGAGAGGTTACAGCTATATTAAACTATAACAACACAAGATTAGTAGTAGCTGTACAGAGTCCATCTGCAGAGGTATGGGTATATTATCCAGAATTAGATAAATGAGTTGTATGAGAATCTGCTGTATTTGCAGGTAGAACAGGATGGAAAAAGGTTATGGATTTTGAAGCATGAAGTACAATAGTTGCTATGACTTGTACATTCGAATATCTCAAGATATGGGTAGTAGATGAATGATGGAATACAAAGGTTTATTATTATCAAGGTAATAACAACCTAAGGAGTACGTTTGTATACAATGTTATAGACTTAACAGGAGTGAGAGTAACTAGAGTTTACCCTATAAACTGAATAGATTATTATACAGCCAGTATAGATTGAACAGACTGATTTGTAACTCTGTATAAGATGGTATGAAATACTCCATTAGAGTTATTCCATGTAAGATGATGATTAGACCCATTAGATGTAAACTATAAAGCACCATATTTCGTATGACCTTGTAGCCTAGAAGCTGCATATAATATGTGAAGATTTTATATAGCAGATGCTTATGGATTATTCCAATTCAAGTATAATCCACAAGGATACGATAAAGGATATATGAAATGGCACATGAGAGACCAGAGTAAAGATATTAGTTCTCTTACTAATGGCGTTCAGCCTTATTGAGTATGCTATAATCAATGATACCTATATGTATCAGATTCTAACTGATGTTGGAAAATAAGATGTTATGACACAGGTAAAGACTGATACGACAACACATATAAATGAGTACTAATCTCTAGGGAATATGAATGAAAGGAGTGAGGTACTATAACTAAAATGTTAGATGAAGTCAGACTTAATTATGAACTTAACCCTGCTAATTCAGTATGAAGCAACACATGAACTATAGATATATATGTAAGTCCAAATAATACATGGGATTCAACAAGTACATTCACAGAGTGACACTGATGGTATCATGTAATGCACATAGATAGCACTAATAAGAACACAAGAACAGAGAAGTCAAATCTGTTTAACGATATGGGTAGTGGTAGTGTTTCAAGTTTCAAGTTTGATTGGCAGACTATTACTTATGCAATAGTTATACAGCAGAACACATCTACACACGCTACACCAATAGTAAGGCAGATAGATATTAAATACCATACAAAAGACAAAGTTAATAATGTTTATGATATAAATTAAAGATGGAACGAACACAGTATGATTGACAGCATGATTACTTAGCTACTCCATGAGAGTATCCTATTTCTAATAATGAAGCACACTCTACATACGACCAGTTCATACAGCTTAGAGACACATTAATCTTTAGTGGGAAATATTATAACGATAAAGCATGAGCTAAGCTAATTGTAGGGGAACAATGTGAGACAATAGAAGTCCAGTATAAGAATCGAGCGAAAATGTCTTTTCAACCAGATTATAGGACTAATCCAGAGAGACAGGTTAATCCGTGAGACAACTCCTCTCCTACTGCTGCAATGACATTACAGGAAGAATGAGGATATGTGACATGGTTATGAAGCCTTAATCTTAGCCAAGAAGACCAAGATATAGCACAGTTGCCACAGTTTGCGAATGATGCAATGATGGCATTTAAAATTAATAAAGATTGACACTATGTAATGTTTCATAA